TGATGCACCATCTGTGTTACCATGAACATAATTAACATCTGTATCTGATGTTTCTGCACTTGAGTCATATTCTGTTGCATGTGGTTTACCAAATATAGCAGAGTCCTCCCATGCTGTCCTTGCTAGTGTTCCTGTAGTCCACACTGGTCGCTCGGGACTTGAGTCTAGATAATTATAAGCTACCATTCTATTTACAACACCAGAACCTGAGTTTGGGTAAAACCAAATAATTTCACCAAACAAATTATTTAATCCTGCATTTATATGTTGTTTAGGTGTAGTGTTAATATCATCATAAACATGATCTTCAACTAAACATGGTAATGATTCTAGTCTACCAGCGTATCTAAAGAAACCATTCTCAGACATCCAATAGGCTGTACCATCAACTTCAATAGCTGCGTTTTGTCCAATCAATCCACAGTTTGTACCTACTTGTTGGAATGAGAATGTAAATGGTGGACCAACAAATCTCATAGTAAATAATGCAGTATCAGTCCAAATATAAATTGCATCACGACCTCTGATTGCTCCAACAATTTTAGATCCATCTGCAAGTCTTTGTGTACCAGCAGTATTAGTTGCACTTGGTGCGTACGTATTAATATCTTCTTGAGAAGAAAATCTTATAAACATAGGATCTTGTGTAGATTTAGTTCCAATAGTTGTTTCTGTTCCAAAAAATACTAAGTGTCTATCTGGAGTAGATGTAAGTGTAAATGCAGAAGCTGTTGGTGCACTAGTTATAATAGTTGCTCTAGTTGATGTTGCACCTGTTGGGTTAGAGTCCCATTCAAAACTTTCACCACCATTTATTGTTGCAATAAGTTTATTACCAAAATTATCTAAAGACCAAAGTCCAGGTGCAGTTACAATATCTCCTGATGCTGCAGCGTTCCATGCAAAAAAGTTTGATGCATCCGTTACTGTTGCACCTGATGAGTGTGTGGCTGCTGTTGTTCCTGATGCACCTCTTGTTAAACCAGATAAAGTTCCACTGTTATTATTACCAGTGTAAGTTATAAGTTCAGATCCTATCAAAACCGTACCTGATGATGGAAATGAAGATGAACTAGCCATTGTTAAACTTGTTACACTTGCATTTATTGAAGAGGACAATGTAGATGTAAACTGACCTGCCTGTTGCCCGCCCCATGATCCAAGTCCCCAACCTGTAGATGCAACCTCAACAGCTGGTCCTACAGGGTAGTAATGTTGAACCCTTATGCCACCAGATGTAGACGCGCCAGATCCAGATTCATTAGATTCCATTTCTATCGTAAGAGTAGTGCTAGTTGGTATAGATGTTACCATAAATTTTTTATCAGTAAAATCACCAGATACAAAATCAGAATTAGTTATGGATGTAAAAGTATCTAATAGTATTATATCAAATTTATTTATATTGTGATCTGATGAAAACGTAAGTGTTACAGTTTTTGATCCATTAGTTGTACTAAAAGCATTTGATAAAGATGTTGTAGATTTAATTGGATGTATGTCATAAAATATACCACCAGAGTATGCATATAAAATTCTGTTAGTTCCTAAGATAGCATACTTAATACCTGATGTATTTACAAAGTGGTGAATAGCTGTTGCTCTACCTGTGATTTGAACAGAGCCTAATTGTGACCAACCACCAATTTTTTCAGGTGTGCCATATCTAAAACGAACATTATCACCATCAACCCACTGACTTTCACCACCTGTCGATGTGACCTGTTTATTAAATCCTGGTGCAAATTTTACTTTTTGTAGCATAATTATCTCGCGTTAGCCGGTACTCCATTAGAATTTACAAATGGTTGTTCTGCAAAAGCCATGTAAATATAAGTTGTACCATTTTGATTTTCTCCACTACCGCTAGTTCTGATTTTAACACCATTACTTACAAAATCAATATTAGAAGCAAATTCTTCATCAGATGTATCCGCTAATAATGTATCATCATTTACATTAGATCCACTAGCTCTTTTATTATCCCACATATACCAACTTTTTGTAGCATCACTAGCTTTAATCATAAACCAAGCTGGTCGAAAGCCAGTGTGAACAAACGTACCATCAGAATTTCCATTTCCTATATATTGTCCAAATTTAGAAAAGCCCTGTATCTCACTAAAACAATAAACTACATGCGTATTACCACTTCCATTTACTTGATCTTGTCTCCCAATACTTAATACTGTAGACGTTGGAGTAGTATTTGCCCAAAATTCTTCAGCATCAGAATTAGCTGCTGCCCCAGTAGTGTTTAAATTCATTCTAAATGTGTTTCCCATACTTACATGATAAACTGCCCAACTTTCCGCATTACTATTTGTTCTATTTTTTAAAACCATCCATTTAGGAACAGAGTTTAGACCATGATAAATTTGTTGATCGGCAGTTGCATTACCAGTAAATGTAACAATACTAAATCCTGATGTTCTATTGTAAGAACCTGTAGATGCTAAATCTGCACCATTTGCTCCAGCACTATTTGAGAATGATGTTCCAGCTTTCCAGTTCCAAGCTACATAATTTTGACCATTGTTATTTGGGTTTCCTGTGCCTAGTGAAAACCCATCACTATCAAATGATGTTAAAGTTGTAGCATTTGTTTCTTCTACATTTCCTACATCAGAATAAATTCTTTTTGTAGCACCTCTTACTGAATCAAATAATTCGTGGTTATTACTAGATCTTGATCTTAACCAGCACCAATCAGGTTGAAAACCAAGTCCTGTAATACTTCTATTTGTGGCATTACCTGTGTAAAGTAAAGTATTAAAAAAAATCGTTGGGTCATCTATAGTTGTATAAGCCATTATCCAAACTCCGCTAGGTTTTTAGTACAACAAGAATAAAAAGATTTTGCTGAACCATCACCTGTTATGTTTGGTGAATATTCAAATTTTCCAAATCCATTATCATCAGCTACACTTGAAGATTGAGATTGAAATGGGTTACCAAAATTAGCTTCAAAAACTCTAGAACCAGCGTTGTTATCACCAGCAAAAAACATATAATGCCCTGTGCCATTACTTATTAAAGGCTCTAAATCTATTCCAGTAGAACTTTGTAATGATCCATCTATACTAAAATATGCTTTCATATTATCAAGATCCATGTAAATCCCAATTATATTTCCATTAGAATAACTAGTATAAGTAGCAAGAGTTGTTTGTCCACCTGAGCCATTCCCCTCTTGCACTGCACCACTTCCAAGATAACAAACAGTGTGAGGTGTAACATCTCCAGATTTTCCATGTGAAGAAGTCTGAAATGATGGTGTTGGTGTTATACCACATAACCTAGCACCAGCACCAGATATATTATCAACTTCCATATACCATTTACCTTTAGTCATAGCAAAAGTACTTGTATTCATGGCTTCATTACTAGACCCAGTTGTGACTTTTGTAGCACCTTCTTCTATAGTTGCGCCTGCCCAGTAATTATCATTTACATTTATAATAGCAAAATTATTAGTGCACGTATCTGTAGTTTGATCTACACTTGTTAAATTATTTACAGTAAAGTCATTGTCATTACCGGATACATCATTACCTAAAGCTGAACTATCTTCAAAGTCTAAATGAAAACCAGTCGTACCAAATGTTAATCCTGATACATCTTTAGGCTTCCATACATTAGGACTGTCAGAATCAAATTCTCCATAATTATCTGCCGCGTATGCTTGACCATCATTAAAAACTACTTCACACATATATCCATCAAAATAATCTCCAACACCCTCTTTTTGACCAATTGATATATCTTGTCCATCTGCATTTAAAGTTGTTGCATTTGATGGTGCAGATGATGCAGAAAAACTAGTCTCTTCAGTTCCGTTTACATAAATTCTCATTTTTTCACTTGTTGTTGAATTATCTTTATCCCAAATAGCAACGATATGATACCATGCACTAGTGTCTCTAAAAACTCTATTTGTTCTTCTTTGTCCATTAAAAGAACCATTATAATAATCAAAAAATTGTAAGGTATCATCACTTTTAAATAACAAAGCGGTTGAATAACTTGAATTTTGATAAGAACCAAAAATCCATTGATTTGCTCCTAATGCAGTTCTTTTCAACCAAGTTGAAAATGTCCATTTGTTTCTATTTCCAGCGCCACCAGGATCAGCAAGAGTTCTAATTAAAGCATCGCTACTTCCATCATTAAATCTTAATGAGTTAGCAACATCGTAACCCGTAGCCGCTGTTGCTGATCCTACATTGCCAGGTAAAATTAATGGCATATTAAGACTCCAGTCTTGGAAGCTCACCTAATGGTCTAGTAACTGAGCCATCTTCTTGTTCTGTGTATGTGTATAAAGTCTCAAGAGCTGGTGTATCTGCAGCATTTGTAATAGCTGTTTCCATTTCAGCTGCTTTAGTTCTAACAGCTGCTCTATGTGTAGTGATTAAACTTGGTACTGCTGTGCCTGCATCTGCTTTTCTAACTATATACCAATCTGTATCTTGTAATATTCCTGCAGCTTGTTGTTTAATTATCCTAATTAATTTAGTTTTTAAACCTTCAACTTTTACATCACCTACATCTTTATCTTCTGGTATTATACCATCTGTTTTATCTTGATTAGTGAATAAAGTATCTGCGTGTGGTTTAGCTGTAGCTGTGCCCCATGATTTAGTAACTTTATTATTTGCAAATGCATATGATTCATTAGTATTAATATACCAATTTTCATCTTTTTTATTTGTTGAATCTATAATTACTTCATAAATACCTATGGCATTTAATTCAGAAGCTGACCATAACTCAAAAATTTTAGCTGGATATCTTACATCTCCTATCACAATTGATTTAGGATGGTTAATTAATTTTGTTATACTATTATCTTCTACTATTGCATACATATTATATCCTAACTTTCACTTAAATTTAATGTTCTACCTACTTCTTGCCATACAGATCCATTGTATCTAAATACAAGAATATCTGTTTTACCATCGGTTGAAGTAAATGTTGGTGCAGTTGATGCTGCAAATTCAAATATAGTATTAAAAGCAATAGTATGTGAACCATTGTAATTAATTTCAATAATTATAAAAGCACCTTCAACATTGTTAGTTGGTGCAGAAAAAGTAGTATTCTCTGTTGTTTGATGAAAAGCGTTTGGTTTTGCAGAAGCATCCCAAGCTACAGCGTTTGATGAAGAAGTTAGTGCTTGTTGAGCTACATTAGCAGCAGCGCTAAAAGTTGCTATACCACCTGCTGACATATCTAAAGTTAAAGATGTTACAGCAGACCCACCATCATCACCTTTAAATATAATATCTTTATCTTGTACACCTGCAGTTATTACAGCATCACTAGAACTATTGGTAAATGATAATATTGTTGTGCCGCCATCTTTAATGTTAACATCAGCACCATCAGCATCTAAATTAATATCAGCCGCAGCATCTATTGTTAAATTATTAGCACTAATAGTCATATCAGTGCCATCACCTTCAATTTTTTCTGAATCTCCACCAAAAACTATTCCAACATTGTTTGGAATGTGTACATCTGACGTAGCTGTTAAATTAATTTTTGCCCCAGAAGTGATTGTTAAATCTGTGCTATCACCTTCAATTTTTTCACCAGAGCCAAAAGTAATACCAACGTTTGCTGGTATAACTACATCTGCAGTGGCTGTAAGATTAATATTGTTACCAGTAATAGTTAAATCTGTACCATCACCTTCAATCTTTTCGCCGTCGTCACCAAAAGTTAATCCTATATTTGCAGGAATATTTATGTCACCACTTGATCCAACTTCAAACGTAATGTCTGTACCATCGCCTGAAATTGTTTCTTCAGCAGCTCCTAACATAATTTTTTTACCTGAAGCCATTAAAAATGCTGAAACATCACCATCAAATCTTGCAACTTCAGTAGAAGATCCACCATCGTTAACTTTAAATATTAAATCTTTATCTGAAGTAGCAGTTTCTATTATAAAATCTGTTGAACTATTTGTAAAAGTAGCAATAGATGTGCCTCCATCTTTAAAAATTATATCTGCACCATCTGCATCAAGAATAATATCTGTTGTAGCATCTAATGTGATTGTAGAACCAGAGTCTATTTCTGCGATAACTGGTGTGGTTAAAGTTTTATTTGTTAAAGTTTGTGTTGCAACAAGAGATACTAATGTTGAGTTAGAACCATCTGGTAATAACATTTCATTTGTTACCCCTGCTGAGTGAGGTTGAGCTTTTAATATTTGACCATGTGAATTAGCTTCACAATTAAATTGTATTGCACCTGAATTAGAATTACCTCTAATAGTTACGTGACCAGTTCCTTTTGCCTCTAGATCAAGATCTATATTTGAATCACCACCTGTTGCAGATATTTTTGGTGGATTACCTGTTGCAGCGTTCGTTACATCAAATTGATTAACTGCTGAACTTGTTGTTTGAAATATGATTTGTTCATTACCGTTTTCATCTCCAATAAAATGTGCATCATCAATTAAAATATTTGCAGAGTTGGTATCTAAATCACCACCTAATTGTGGAGATGTATCTTCCACAACATTTGATATAGCGCCTGAAGTAGCTAATCCTGCTACAATTGCTGATCTTGCAATTTTTTTAAGACCACCGCCAGAAGTATCAACTGCTAAAAATACATCATCATTAGCAACTGTAGATATTTCTGATAATGAACCTACTGCTATTGAATTAAAATTTGTGCCATCTGCAATTAATAAATTACCTGCAGTATTTGTGCCCATAGTAATATCATCACCAGCAACTGTAAGATCTCCTGTAATACTTAAATTTCTAAATCCAGATATATCTTTATTTGAATCCACTATAACTGCTAAAGATGCAGATACAGTTCCTGCAGTAATACCATCTAATAAATTTAATTCTGCTGTAGTTGAAGTAACTCCATCTAGAATGTTAAGTTCTGCTGTAGTTGAAGTAACTCCATCTAAAATATTCAACTCTGCAGCTGTTGAAGTTACACCATCTAATATATTTAACTCAGCTGCTGTTGACGTTACAGCTGTGCTCCCTAAAGTTAAACCACCATCGGGTATAACAACACTACTACCTGATAGTGCTGTAAAAGTGTTTGCTGTAAATCTAAAATCATCTGCACCAGCGATAGCAATATCTATTTGATCATCTGTATCTGCTGTAATTGTTGTATCAGCATCAGCGTCTAGTGTTAGTACCTCACCATTTAAATCATGTGCTCCAACACTTCCACCTGCATCAACTATATTTGTTCCATCAGAAAAAACTAGTCTAGTTCCCTTATCAGATGCACCAAAAGTTATACCAGTTCCTGATGCAGTTTTAAATTGAACAGTAAAAGCACCACTAGTGCCATTAACGACTATATAAACTTTTTCTATTGAATCTGGTACAGTTACAATAGAGTTACCAGATATTGTGCCTGTTAATTTTATAACCGCATGACGAGCAACAGATGTAGATTCTGTTGCGTCACCATCTGTAATTGTTAATTGTGTAGTCCCACCACTAGTTACTGCTTGTTCTACATAACCAGCGATTGCTTTTTCTACTATTTGTAAATTGGTATTAGTTTTTGTACCCCATGTACCGGCATTTTCGCCGGTTGCCATTAGTTCTATACCTAGATCTGAAAATGTTGATGCCATAATTT